TTGAAAGAGTAGACAACACAATGAAAACCTTTAAAAAGATCCAAGTAGAAACCAAATCTGGTATAAAAACATTATTAAATGGGTAAAATGAATATTGATAAAAAAATATTAGAAGAGATCAAAAGATACAATTCCATCAATAAGTATATTATGGAACAAGGAGAACTACCTCCACCACCTGAAGGAGACGCTCCGGTTGGAGAACCAGTCCCAGGAGGACCGCCACCAGTAGATGCTGGAGCACCACCAGCACCAGGAGCTCCAGCACCACCAACAGGTACAACCGAAGTTGATGTTGAAAAAGACGACGATGTTGAAGTTATCGGATCTGAAGAAGGTGATGAAGGAGGTGAAGAAGAACTTGATATTACTGATCTAGTTGATAGTCAAAAATCTATGGGAGACAAACAAGATGAGTACTTTAATAATTTATTTTCACAACTATCCAACCTAGAACAAAAACTCGGCGAAATGGATCAATTAGTTAACAAGATTAATGACTTGGAGGCAAAATTTGATCAATTCAGACCTAAAACCCCAGAAGAAAAACTTGAATTAAGAAGTTTAGATTCGGGACCTTTTAAACAAAAACTTTCTGACTTTTTTGTTGATAAACAGGAAGAAATGAAACAATCTGGGAAAAATGAATATGTGCTAACAAGTACTGACGTTGAAGAATACCAACCAGATCAAATCAAATCTTCTTTTAACGATTATGACGACGAAGACACTGAAGAAGTACAATTTTAATATATAAGGTCTCAAATTGAGACCTTATTTTTTTTTACAATACTATTTGACAATACCTACTTATACACTTATATTTAACAAATAAACTTTTAATTTTTAATTACACATGGCGACAAACAATGTTTTAGATGCAGTTTTGGCTCAGTACGAAAGTTCAAAACAAAGTGGTTCTTCTTCCACTTCAAAAATGTCACAAGAAGAAAGAATGAAAAAATATTTCGCAGCTATTTTGAAAGACAGCGAAAAACAAGCACAACGAAAAATCAGAATTTTACCTACAACCGATGGTTCATCACCATTTAAAGAAGTATGGTTTCACGAAATTTTGGTAGATGGAAAATGGCAAAAATTTTATGATCCAGCTAAAAATGACAACGAACGTTCACCTTTAAATGAGGTTTATGAAGAATTGATGTCAACAGGTAGAGAGTCAGATAAAGAATTGGCAAAACAATACAAACCACGTAAGTTTTATATTGTTAAAGTTATTGATCGTGATAACGAACAAGACGGAGTTAAGTTCTGGAGATTCAAACACAACTACAAACAAGAAGGTATTTTTGATAAAATCATTCCAATCTACAAAGCAAAAGGTGATATTGCTGATGCTGACAAAGGACGTGATTTGATTTTGGAACTTACCAAAGCAAAAACTCCAAAAGGAGCATTCTATACAGTTATTCAAACTGTTATGTATGATGACCCAACACCGGTGTCTTCAGATAAAGATCAAATGAATGAGTGGGTAAATGATGAATTAACATGGGAAGACGTTTATTCTAAAAAACCAACCGAGTACCTTGAAGCTATCGCACGAGGTGAAACACCGAAGTGGGATTCTGACGCTGGTAAATATGTTTACGGAGATTCATCTGAAGCCGAAATTTCTATGGGTGGAACTAAAACAAAAACTGAAACTAAAGTTGTTGACCCACAGGATAACGACGAGGTAGACGAAGAATTACCATTCTAATATATTGTTAAACAATAAAAACACCCCAGTTTAGGCTGGGGTTTTTAATATCATGATATCAGTATTAACATTAACGTACCAAAGACCACATATTTTAGAAGAAGCCATACAATCATTTCTTCTTCAAAATAAAAAAAATAGTGAAATGGTTATCATAAACGATAGCCCAAATAGTCATTATGTTTTTGATCACCCACAGGTAAAAGTTTTTAACATCAAAGAAAGATTTTCAAGTATATCTAAAAAATTAGAGTTTGGGTTTAGACAATGTAAATATGATTACATATATCGATTAGATGATGATGATCTTTTAGGTCCTGACGCTTTGGATATTTCAGAAAAATTTATTTTGGAAAATCCTGGATTTGAAATCTACAGACCAAAAACACATTATTTCTTTTTACATAACAAATTTGAAAAAATAAGTGGTAATGTTAATAATGGAAATGTATATTCAAAAAAATACATAAATAGAATAACATTTCCGGATAGTTCATTTGGTGAAGATTTTGATATCACATATAAAACAAGTGCCAAAATATTTGAAAGTAATGATAAAATCACAATGATATATAGGTGGGGCATGTCAACATACCATGTGTCAGGAATGGGAAACATAGACACTAAACTTATGTACGAAAAGGTTGATACCATGACAAGGCACAGCACCGGAAACCTTGAACTTCAACCAAAATTTTTAAACAATTATTATCAACAAATACTTGAAAAAACCCCTTTATAAGTTCAATAATAATGCTTATACTTTAATAAAAACAATATGAATACATTTATTGCTGAAAAATTAAAAGAAGCTCTTGTTAAAAAATACGAGTCCGAAATCGCTGACGCTGAAGCAAGACTTTATGTTTATTTTACAAATCCAGTAGGTATTGGAGAACATCCACAACATACCGAAGAAATGGATAATTTGGTTGAACAACTTACAAATGCAAAAGATAAGTTGGAAACAATTAACAACTTTAAAATATACGATATATAATGGCGATTAAGAAAAATGACTTTAGTGCTCTGAAGAAAAAATTCTCTTCAGACGCGAAATACAAACCACAAAGATTTTTTGATCTTGGTCCTGATTTTTTAGATGCGGTTGGTTTACCCGGTCCTGCGATTGGACACCTTAATATGTATTTGGGGCATTCAGACACAGGAAAAACGACCGCTCTTGTTAAAACCGCAGTAGACGCCCAAAAGAAAGGTATTTTACCCGTATTTATTATTACAGAACAGAAATGGTCTTTTGATCACGCTAAACTTATGGGGTTTGAATGTGAAGAAGTGGTTGATACTGAAACAGGTGAATTGACATGGGACGGTTTTTTCCTTTTTAATAATAACTTTGAATACATTGAACAAATTACGGATTACATTAACGAATTATTGGACGCACAAGAAAAAGGTGAATTAGATTACTCACTTTGTATAATGTGGGATTCAGTTGGATCAGTTCCATGTAAAATGACTTATGAGGGCCGAGGTGGAAAACAACACAATGCAGCTGCATTAGCCGACAAAATTGGCATGGGTATTAATCAAAGAATTTCAGGATCTCGTAAATCAGATGCTAAACACGAAAATACTTTGATTGTGGTCAACCAACCATGGGTGGAGTTACCCGATAATCCTTTTGGTCAACCAAAAATTAAGGCAAAAGGAGGGGAGGCTATTTGGTTGAATTCCTCTTTGGTGTTCTTATTTGGTAATCAAAAAGGTGCTGGAACAACAAAAATTACGGCAACAAAAGATAAGAGAACTATTAAATTTGCATCAAGAACAAAAGTATCAGTTATGAAAAACCACATTAATGGTCTTGGATATGATGATGGGAAAATAATTGTCACACCACATGGTTTTATTGCGGGTAAAGATAGTGCAGAGGAAAAAACAAATATTGAAAAGTATAAAAAAGAATATGCCGACTACTGGAAAGATATTATAGGTGTTGATGGTGATTTTGATTTAAAGGAAGAAAAAGAAGAAATTTAATTATAAATTATAATAATTCCACTTTTATAGATATTTATTAGTATATGGGAAGAAAAAAAATTGAAGATCATGAAAAAAAAGTAAAAATTGGTGTATCTGTTGATCCTGATTTACCAAAATACTTTAAAGACAGATCAATAAATATTTCTTCACTTGTTAATAAATTATTAAAAGACTACGTAAAAAATGGAAACAAAAATTTGTAGTAAATGTAATCTTGAACAAAACAAAACAGAGTTTCGGAATGATAGAACGAAGAAAGATGGATTAAGATCTAGTTGTAAAACATGTTCAAAACAATATGAAGAAAATATAAGGTTTACCAACCCAACACTTACAAAAGAAAAATTGAAAAAGTTTTATGAAAAGAATCCCGAAAAAAGACAAGAATACCGTAAAAATTACAAAAATAGAAAGCATGAACAAAGAAAAGAACGACGAAATAGTGATGTTATTTTTAATTTAGTTAACAGAGTCAGATGTAGAATATGGAAGTATTTAACTATTAATAATATTACAAAAAAAAACAGAACTTTAGATATTGTTGGATGCACACCTCAAGAACTTAAAGAACATTTAGAAAAACAATTTAGTAACGGTATGACTTGGGAAAATAGAATAGAGTGGCATATAGATCATATAATTCCATTGTCCTCGGCAAAAACAGAAGAAGAACTTTATAAGTTATGTCATTATACTAATTTACAACCTCTGTGGGTTGTTGAAAATATGAAAAAAGGAAACAAAATTGTTGAACCATCTAATGGTATGATAAATGAATAAAACATTGTTGGTTGACGGAAACAACCTATTAAAAATAGGGGTTCATGGTGTTAGAGATTTTTTCCACAACGGAAAACATGTTGGTGGTGTTTGGCACTTTTTGAATACTTTACGAAAATTTTTGGAAGAACACAACTATAATAAAGTTGTTGTTTGTTGGGATTCTAAAACCTCATCAGCCCAAAGAAGATTAATCTACCCAAAGTACAAGTTAAATCGAAAATTATCTGAAACTGAATCAAAAGAGGAATCTTTTTTAGATCAGAAACAAAGGGTTAAACAATACCTGGAGGAGATGTTTGTAAGACAACTGGAGACAGAACACGCAGAAGCCGATGACTTAATTGCTCATTACTGTAAAGTGTCACCAGACGAAGAAAAAACGGTATTCTCAAGTGATAGAGATTTAACCCAACTAATTGGGGAAAAAGTATCCATTTATTCACCATCCACAAAACAATATTATAGAAATGGGGATAAAATAAAACTTCATGATATTGAAGTTCCCCATTATAATATTAAAACCGTCAAAATTTTAACAGGTGATAGTTCCGACAATATCGATGGAATTTTTTATCTAGGTGAAAAAACATTAATCAAATTATTTCCTGAGCTCCTTGATGAAAAGGTAGAATTGTCCTATATTTTACAAAAGAGTGAAAGTCTTTTAAAAGAAGACAAAGGAAATATCGCAATTCAAAACTTATTAAGTGGTAAGACAAAAGAAGGTATTTTTGGTGATGAATTTTATGTCATAAACCAAAAACTTGTAGATTTGGATAATCCACTTTTAAATGATGATGAAAAAGAATTAGTTGAACAGTATTACTCTGAATCGTTGGATCCCGATGGAAGAGGACATAGAAATCTAATTCGAATGATGATGGAAGACGGATTTTTCAAATATCTTCCAAAAGGAGATGAAGCATGGGTTAATTTCTTGAAACCCTTTTTAAAACTAACAAGAAAAGAAAAAACAAATTTTAGAAACAAACAAAGAAAAAAGTAAATTATGAGAGAACAAGAAACAACAAAAGTGGAGTTTTTGTTAATGTGTAATGAAAACATCGTGGTACAACGATATTTCAATGTGAAGGGATTTAATAAAAATTCTATTCAATCTGAAGAACTTTATAATTACATTCGACAATTTTGTAATGAATTACAGTATGATCTCAAAATGAGAACTGTGGTTTACATGATTGACAATCAGTATGAAATTAGCGAGAATCCAGAGGTACTAAACACATCAAATACCGAGGGTCAAGAAAATTTTATGCTATTTATTAAGACTGCAGATATGACAATATGTCAGAGAATGTTCGACGCCAAACTATACCCGCCAAAGGTCAGATATACCGTAGACCTACGCCCACGACTAAAAAAGGTATTAGGTGAGTTGACTGACATTTTTTCAGGGAAAAAATTTAATTATTTTAAACCAAATTTTATCTAAAGTTAGTACTATTTATCAATACTATAAGATAAAAAAACTATGGCGACGAACAAAAATTTTGACTATTTAGGGAACAACTTCCAGATTCAATTACTCAATCAAATCATTTTAGATAAAGAGTTTTCCAGATCGATTCTTGATGTTATCGAAACTAATTATTTCGAGAATAAATATTTTAGAATCATCATTCAAATGATTAAGGAATACTATGTGAAATACGATCACACACCATCTTTTGAAACCCTTGAACAAGTTGCAAAATCCGAATTACAACAAGAATTTGCGGTCAAGGTTGTACTTGATACTATTAAGAAAATCAAGGATGCACCTATCGACGGCTCGGGTTTTGTACAAGAAAAGGCATTAAAATTCTGTAAACAACAAGAACTACAGAAGGTAATGATACAAGCACAAAAAATCATTGATGGCGGTGAGTTTGAAAACTATGACACATTAGAAGAATTAGTTAGAGAAGCACTTCTTGTGGGCAATAAAGATACTTCTATGATGGACGTATTTTCCAACCTAGATCAAGTGTTAGAGGAAGACTACAGACATCCAATCCCAATGGGAATACCGGGAATTGACAGATTACTAAAAGGTGGTTTAGCGAAAGGTGAAATTGGAGTCATACTAGCACCCACAGGCGTTGGTAAATCAACAGTACTAACCAAGATATCAAACCACGCATTTAACCTAGGATTTAACGTAATTCAAGTGTTTTTTGAGGATAACCCAAAGGTAATTCAAAGAAAACATTTTACATTATGGACCAAAATTCACCCTGACGAATTGTCAGAAAAAAAAGAAGAAGTAATGAGTAAAGTACAAGAAATCAAAACCACAATGCCAAATGAATTGATTTTGAAAAAATTACCATCAGATACAAAAACCATGTTACAAATTAAAAATGAAATCAGAAAAATGGTTGCTGATGGTATTAAAATCGATATGATTGTTTTGGATTATATTGATTGTGTTGTACCGGATAAAAATCTTGGGGACGAATGGAAAAGTGAAGGTAGTGTTATGAGGGCATTTGAAGCCATGTGTCACGAAATGAATATTGTTGGTTGGACAGCAACTCAAGGAAACAGGTCATCAATTTCATCCGAAGTTGTGACAACAGACCAAATGGGTGGATCAATCAAAAAAGCACAAGTAGGACACGTAATTATATCAGTAGCAAAAACACTACAACAAAAGGAACTCAAGTTGGCGACAATAGCAATTACAAAATCCAGAATTGGTGACGACGGTGTTGTATTTGAAAACTGTAAGTTTGATAATGCAATGATTGATATCGATACAGAATCAACAACAACGTTCTTGGGTTTAGAAGAACAAAAAGAAGAACGACAAAGAGAAAGGGTTAAAGAGTTACTTGAAAAAAGAAAACAAAGGGAACAAACGAAATCCTAAAAGTTGAATATTAAAATAATAATAATTAAATTTGTAAACTATGAATATCTCACAAGAAATATTAAGCAACATCACGGTGTATATGAAATACGCCAAATTTGTCCCGGAATTAAATAGACGGGAAACATGGGAAGAATTGGTGACAAGAAATAAAGAAATGCACCAAAAGAAATACCCACAAATAAAAGACGAAATCGAAGAAGTGTATAAAATGGTATACGACAAAAAAATTCTTCCTTCGATGAGGTCATTACAATTCGGTGGAAAACCAATCGAAATTTCACCAAATAGAGTTTATAACTGTGCTTACTTACCAATCGACCATCAAGATGCGTTTTCAGAAACGATGTTCTTGTTATTAGGTGGAACTGGTGTTGGGTTTTCAGTTCAAAAGCATCACGTAGAAAAACTCCCTGAAATTAAAAAACCAAATCCAAGTAGAACAAGACGATACTTGATTGGTGATAGTATTGAAGGTTGGGCGGATGCAATTAAAGTATTAGTTGAATCGTATTTTGGTGTTAAATCATCAACACCAATATTTGATTTTTCTGATATTCGTCAAAAAGGCGCATTACTTGTAACATCAGGTGGGAAAGCACCAGGACCACAACCACTTAAAGATTGTATTCATAACATCACAAAGGTGTTTGAAAACAAAGTTGATGGTGAAAAACTTTCACCAATTGAAACTCACGACATAGTTTGTCATATTGCAGATGCTGTATTGGCCGGTGGTATTAGAAGAGCGGCTCTTATTTCATTATTTTCCGCAGATGACGATGAAATGATTTCTTGTAAATCAGGAAGTTGGTGGGAATCAAATCCACAACGAGGTAGAGCAAACAATTCGGCGGTTCTTCTTCGTCACAAAGTAACTAAAGATTATTTTATGGATCTTTGGAAACGAATTGAATTGTCAGGGGCTGGTGAACCTGGAATTTATTTATCTAACGATAAAGACTGGGGAACTAATCCTTGTTGTGAAATCGGTCTTCGTCCATATCAATTCTGTAACCTGTGTGAGGTTAACGCTTCCGATATCGAGTCCCAAGAGGATTTTGAAAAAAGAGTCAAAGGTGCCGCGTTTATCGGAACCCTTCAAGCCGGATACACAGATTTCCATTATCTGCGAGATGTATGGAAAAGAACGACAGAAAAAGACGCTCTTATCGGAGTTGGTATGACGGGAATTGGTTCAGGTGTGGTTTTAGGTTATGATATGAAAGCTGGAGCACAAGCAGTTAAAGAAGAAAATGAAAGAGTTGCAAATCTAATTGGAATCAACAAAGCCGCTAGAACAACCACAGTTAAACCATCAGGAACATCATCTTTGGTTTTAGGGACATCATCAGGAATTCACGCTTGGCATAACGACTATTATTTAAGAAGAATTCGTGTTGGTAAAAACGAAGCAATCTATTCTTATTTGGCAATCAATCACCCAGAATTAGTTGAAGACGAATATTTCCGACCACATGACACCGCGGTTATTACAATACCACAAAAGTCACCAGAAGGATCTATTCTTCGATACGAGTCAGTATTCCAAATGTTAGAACGTGTTAAAAAAGTTTCACAAGAATGGATACTTTCTGGACACAGAACAGGTCAAAACACACACAATGTATCCGCAACAGTTTCAATCAAAGAAGACGAATGGGAACTAGTTGGCGAATGGATGTGGAACAATAGAAAATTCTATAATGGACTTTCAGTATTACCCTACTCAAACCATACTTACAAACAAGCACCTTATGAAGATTGTAGTAAAGAAGAATACGAAAAATTACTTAAAACATTAACAAATGTTGATCTTACAAAAGTAATTGAACTACAAGATAATACTAATTTGACTGGTGAATTGGCCTGTGCTAATGGATCTTGTGAAATTGTATAAATGTAAATAATTATCACCGAATAGTGGATTGAACGTATTTTTTCACTATTCGGTATATTTATTAGTATGGGAAAAAAAGGTAAAACAAAATATTTTGGTTTGTTTCAAAAAGATCAAAGATTTGGTAAATATAAAGTTATTGATGGTAATGTAAAAATTAATGGGGAAGCCAAAGTTACCTGTAAATGTGATTGTGGAAAAATAAATGAAGTTGCATGTTATACATTATTGAAAGGTACAAGTAAAGGTTGTAAAGTATGTACTCAATCAAGGCCTAAAGATTTAAATCCGGCTTGGAAGGGATATGGAAGAGTACCTGGTAAAAATTTATCAAGAATTCTACTAGGTGCTAAAAATAGAAATATATCGGTCAATATTGATATAAAATTTTTATCTGACTTATATGAAAAACAAGATGGTAAATGCTATTATACTAATTTACCAATCAATTTTGACGAAAGATCAGCTTCTTTAGAAAGAATTAATAGTAATATTGGATATGAAGAGTCAAATGTTGTTTGGGTTCATAAAAATGTTAACATAATGAAAAGAGATTTGTCATATGAAGAATTTTATAACATATGTGAATTGATTGTAAAAAACAAAAAAACAAAATTAAAATGACAATAAGTGCATCAAATGATTGGATACAACAGTTATATGTTCGGGAGACAACCAAAATGTCTCCTGAACCTGACTTCTATAAAGATGATAATGGTAGGTTGGTAATGACCGAATCTTATCATATAAGAAGAGGAAGTTGTTGTGGATCCGGTTGTAAACATTGTCCTTACGAACCCCAATTTAAAAAAGGGAATGAAGAATTAAAGAAATCACTACTTCGGTAGTGATTTTTTATTTATATAAAAATCCTAAATAATATATTTATCAAATATGGCAAATGGAATAACTTATGGTATAAACTTCCCATTTTACGATTCGCAAGATGGTAGATACTTATTGACAACCCAAAGTTCAAACTCTGAAATAAGAAGTAATTTGATTCATTTATTATTGACAAAAAAAGGTACCAGATATTTTTTACCAGATTTTGGTACCAGATTATACGAATATATTTTTGAACCATTGGACGGACCAACTTTTTCTGATATAGAAAGTGAAATTAGGGATTCTGTTGGAAGATACTTGCCGGGAATATTAATTTCAAACATAGAAATAAAACCAGCAACTGACAGTTATGAAGATCCTGGAGCGACTTATATAAGTGAAAATGGTACAAGAGAATATAGAGTGCCTGGTTTAACTGTTAAGGAGTATACCGCAAGAGTAAGAATTGATTATAAAATCACAAATAGTGCGTTAGAATCAAGCGATTTTGTTATAATAAATATTTAATGTAAAATGGCAGATAAAAAAATATCATATACGACGAGAGATTTTCAAGGCATAAGAACTGAACTTATAAACTTTACAAGACAGTATTATCCAGATCTAGTTCAAAATTTTAATGATGCTGGGATTTTTTCCGTGTTGATGGATTTAAACGCGGCTGTAACTGACAACTTACATTTTCATATTGATAGAAGTTTACAAGAAACCGTTTTACAATTTGCGCAACAAAGATCATCGATATACAACATTGCAAGAACTTATGGTCTTAAAATACCAGGACAAAGACCATCAGTTGCTCTAGTTGACTTTTCAATTACCGTGCCCGCATTTGGTGACAAAGAAGATTTGAGATATTGTGGGATATTAAGAAGAGGAGCTCAAGTTAATGGTGGTGGACAACCATTTGAGTCCGTATATGATATTGATTTTTCATCTGCGGTAAATTCAGAAGGGTTTCCTAATAGATTAAAAACACCAAATTTTGACGCTTCAGGTAAGCTAATCAATTATACAATCACTAAAAGAGAAGTCGTAGTAAACGGAACAACAAAAGTGTTTAAAAGAGTAATAACACCAAATGATGTTAGACCATTTTTCGAATTGTTTTTACCGGAAAAAAATGTCCTTGGAGTGACAAGTGTTTTGATTAAAGAAGGAACACAATACACTACGGTTCCACAACCACAAGAATTTTTAGGTTTAGAAAATAAATGGTACGAAGTAAAGGCCCTTATGGAAGATCGTGTATTTGTGGAAGACCCAACTAAAGTTTCTGATAACCCAGGAATTAAAGTCGGAAAGTATATCATAACAAATAACAAGTTTATTACTGAATTTACACCAGAAGGTTTTTTTAAAATGACATTTGGAGGAGGAAACATATCGGCGGAAGAACAATTAAGAGAGTTTACAAGAAATGGTTTTGGTTTTAATTTATCGAAGTATTCAAACAATTTAAGTCTTGGAAGTGCTCTTAAACCAAATTCTACCATGTTTATACAATATAGAGTTGGTGGAGGACAATCAACAAATTTAGGTATTGGTGTTATAAATCAAATTGGTGTTGTATCTTTTGCGGTTACTGGACCATCTGAAAGTGTTAATAGAACTGTAATAAATTCTTTAAGATGTAATAATTTAACGGCAGCAATCGGAGGTGCAAATCCACCAACAACAGAGGAAGTTAGACAAATGGTGTCATTTAATTTTGCGGCACAAAATAGAGCGGTAACAGTTAATGATTACGAATCAATTATTAGAACAATGCCATCACAATTTGGCGCTCCAGGTAAGGTTAGTATTACAGAAGAAAACAATAAAATAAAAATTAAACTATTGTCGTATGACAATGACGGTAAGTTAACCGAAATTTCATCTAACACACTTAAAACAAATATTGCAAATTATTTGTCAAATTATAGGATGATTAATGATTATATTTCTGTTGAAAGTGCAAATGTTATTGATTTGGCGGTTACGGTAGATGTTGTTTTGGATGCAACACAAAATCAAGGAGCATTAGTTACACAAATAATTGATATTGTGTCAAATTATTTTTCACCCGCAAACCGACAAATGGGTGAAAATGTTTTTGTATCAGAAATCAGAAGACAAATCCAACAACTAAACGGAGTTATAAGTATTTCAGACATGTTGTTTTTCAATTTAGTTGGAGGACAATATTCTTCATCTCAAACATCACAAAAATATGTTGACACACAAACAAAACAAATTGAATTAATTGCCGACACAATATTTGCTGAACCGACACAAACCTACCAAATCAGATTCCCAGGAAAAGACATAAACGTAAGAG